TTGAGTGGTAAATTAAAAATTGTAGGTCAACTAATAGGCAGATCTAGCATAGATAAAGAGATGATATATCAAACTATGTTAGACTTAAACGACTTAGGTAAGAAAATTACTATTAGTCGTATTGCTGGTTTACTTAATTGCTCTACAAGAACAATACATCGCCACATGTGTGATGATTTAAAAATAGAAAAACAAATGTTAAATGAAGAAGTATAATTTAGATAATTATATAAGGTATAAAAACGAAGTGCAAGAGTTGATAGCTATGTTACCAGAGATAACAGACGGTAATTATACTATATATAACGATAAACAAATGGTAACTTGTTTTTTACCGCTAGTAGAGAACGTTGCAAGAAAGTTTTCAACTAGTCAACAAGCCTCAGGTGTAATGACTATACTTGATCTGATACAAGAAGGTAACGCTGGTTTAACACTAGCTGTTGGTAAGCTTGATCGTTCAATGTTGTTAGAATCTGAAGACCAAGAAAAAACTTTAAAATCATTTTTCTCAAAACGCATCAAAGGCGCAATACGTAGAGCAGTAGATATTAATCGTGGTAACATGAGAATACCTGAACATAAGCTTAATGAAATACGTAAGAACTTTGGTCACAATAAAAAAATGGTTGAAATGTTTTTCAATAGTATATTTTTAAGTATTGATGAAAAGAAAACAGATCTCAATGAAGACTGGGCTGCTCAGATACCTGACAAGTCAGAGCCTTATAATGTAGGCATGTTAAATCAATATTTAAAAGGTTTACTTAAAAAACATCTAAACAATAAAGAGTACGAAGTATTACGTATGAGTTATGGTTTAGATTGTGACAAGCACGATGCTAAGACAATAGCTAGCAAACTAGGTATACAAGGTAGCAGTGCTTATGTACGTGTTTCGCAGTTAAAAAAGCAAGCAGTACAAAAGCTTATTGATAATGTAGATTACACGCAAGTGCTTGATTATCTTTAAGTTATAGAGTGAACAATTAGTTAAATAGCGTTCACCAATGTGTAATTATAAGTATAGACAATTTAATTTTATTATATGACTTTACAACAAAAACTGGCTCAGATTCAAACTGAGCTCAAGGCTAAAAAGAGTAGATTTAATTCTTTCGGTAAGTACTATTTCCGTAGTGCCGAAGATATACTTGAATCAATAAAGCCTTTCTTACTAAAGTACAACGTAACCGTTACTGTTAATGAAAAGTTAATAGCAGATACTAACGGTGTTCCAGTACTAAAATCAACAGCTACAATACACGACGAAAAAGGCATGACGTTATCAACGTCTGCTATAGTCGGCGTAGACTTAATGCAAAAGGGTATGCAAACTCCACAACAGTTTGGTAGTGCATCATCCTATGGTAAGAAATATGCTTTAGGTAATTTGTTTCTTATCGATGATACTCAGGACAGTGATGCTACAAATAATCACAAGTCTGACTTCGATATGGATGCAGCTAAAAAGTATATCAAGTCTGGCGGTACGTTAGATGCGATAAAGAAAAAATATAAACTTACTCCTGAACTAGAAAAAGAACTAACACTGTAGTATGACAAAAGAGGAGATCCTGAAAAAACTACGTAATGATGAAGATTATTATGGAGATTTTGGCAGGAAGTTTTTAAGTGCTTCTGATATTGGTGTGTTGTTAAAAAACCCATTAGCTTATGGTCAGCCATCTAAACAGACTTCAGCGTTTTTAGTAGGTAATTATTTTCATACAGCTATACTTGAGCCAGATAAGCTCAAGAAGTTTAAGATAATACCTTCATCTACTAGAAATACTAAAGTATATAAAGAGATGTCTGAAGGTGAGTTATGTTTATTACAACACGAGGTTGATCACATTGAACTTATGACTGAAAAAATTATGACTAACGAAGTTTGCAAGAATTTAATTCAAGGTACTAAAGTAGATTACGAGGTACCGGGTGTTGCCAAACTAAATAAATATACCTGGAAGGGTAAGGCAGATATAGTTAATCATGACGACAAAGTTATAATTGATTTGAAGACAACCGCTGATATAAATAAATTCAGATCAAACGCGTTTAGGTATAATTACGATAGTCAAGCATATATATACAGCCAATTATTTGGCTACGAAATGATATTCTTAGTTATTGATAAAACAACGCACCAAATAGGAGTATTTGACTGTTCGGCGGAATTTTATGCGTCAGGACAAGACAAGGTTAGTAGAGCAGAAGATGCTTATGAGCTGTTCTATAAAACCAAGGATTTTAATCCACAACAGTATTTCATAAGCAAAACACTTTAATTTAATAATATGGCAAGAACAAGAAAAAGAACATGCGACGTAACAGGCATGACAACAAGCGTTAACAATTTTTACACTAATCAATCACATGTAAAAGCTGTTGATAATCTAAGAAGAGTTACTGGTGCTAACAAAACCCAGTTAACTAGAATGTTTAACCAATTAAATGCTTATTAATTATGGCAGGAATTATTAAAACAAGTATTAACCTATCAGAAATACCTAAAGATAAAATTATCACAGGTAAGAAAGGTAAATACTTACCAATTAGTATCTCTGTTAACGACGAGCCTGATCAATTTGGTAATCAGGGTCCAGTTATCGTAGATCAAAGCAAGGAAGAAAGAGATGCGAAAGTAGCTAAAACTTACCTTGGCAACTGTAGAGTTGTTTGGACAAACGGCACGTTCCCAGAACCTGTTGGTAATCCACAAACAGATAACTCTGTAAACGTACAGCAACCAGTTGCGGCTGTAAAAGATGATTTACCGTTTTAAATATTATAAATGCAAGTAGAAGATAAAGAGATCAATGGATTTTTGATTGATGAGTTCAATCAATATAACCTTGAAGTGGGTAAAACGCAGGGGACTTGTCCTCTGTGTTCTCACACAAGGAAACCCAAAAACCAGAAGCTTAAATGCTCTAGTTATGATTGGGAACGTGGTCTCGGTACTTGCCATAACTGTAATACAACTTATCAACTACACACTTACAAACGTAAGGGAGCTAGTGAACGTGAATACGTACGTCCTAATTTTTCAACTAAGACACACAAAGCTCCTAGTAGTAAAGTTATAGAATGGTTTAAGTCTAGAGGAATATCTCAGGATACTTTAAATGACCTAAACGTCTCTGAAGGTCCTGAGTTTATGCCTCAAACTGGTAAAACTGAGAACACAATTAAATTTAACTATTTTATAGGTAACCAACTTATTAATGTTAAATACCGTGACGGCGCTAAAAACTTTAAATTATATAAAGGTGCTGAAAAAGTATTTTACAATATAAATAGTATTGTTGGTCACACAACCTGTGTTATAGTTGAAGGTGAAATAGATGCGTTATCATTGCACGAGGCTGGTATAAGAAACGTTGTATCAGTTCCAAACGGTGCTACATTAAATCACAATAACTTAGATTACCTAGACAACTGTATAGATTATTTTGAAGACAAAGAAAAAATAATACTAGCGGTTGATGCAGATGAACCTGGCACTATGTTAAAACAAGAGTTTATACGTAGGCTCGGTGCTGAAAACTGTTATCTAGTTGATTTTAACGATTGTAAAGACGCAAACGAATATTTAGTAAAGTATGGTAGCAACGAGCTTGCTAATGCTATACACAGCGCAACGCAAGTTCCGCTAGAAAATGTAACTACATTAAAAAACATTGAGAATGATCTTAAAGATTTTGTTAAACATGGTTTCAAACCTGGCTTCCAAATTGGCCTCAAAAATTTCGACGAAGTATTCAGCACTTATACTGGACAGTTTATTACTGTTACTGGTATCCCTAGTAGTGGCAAGAGTGATTTTGTTGATCAAATGGTTGTAGGTTATAATAAGATGTATGGTTGGAAGACAGCATTTGCTAGTCCTGAAAATCAACCTATTTATTTACATGCTCATAAGCTTATGCGTAAGACATGGGGTGACATGCCTAATCCAGGTGATATTGGCAGTGGTAAATGGAAAGAGGTATCTGATCATGTTAATGACAACTATTATTTTATTGATATGGATAAATATAGTTTAGAGTCGGTACTACGTAAAGGCGCTGAGCTAGTTAAACGTAAAGGTATTAAATGCCTTGTAATTGATCCATATAATAAGATACGAGATGCAAACGCGGTGTCAGATGATGTTAATAGATATACTATGGATTATCTATCAAAGATAGAGCAGTTCTGTAAAAAGTATGATGTCTTAACATTTATAGTAGCTCATCCGACTAAAATGCAACGAGATCAAAATGGCAAGATACAAGAACCAACTATGTATAACATAAAAGGTGGTGGCGAGTGGTATGATGCAAGTTATCATGGTTTGTTGGTACATAGAGATTATGAAGCTAAAAATACTAAAGTAAAAGTATTAAAAGTTAAGTTTCAAAACCTCGGTGAAAACGGAGCAGAAACGTTTTTTACTTGGGAACCAAGATCAGGTTCGTTTGTACCACAAGTTAATGTATTAGACGAAAACAAAGATGACAGCAGCCTTCCGTGGGAATAAATACACTATGGGTGAATATACCCGTAATGATGAAGAAGAAGCAGCTAGACTTTGGTGTCACGAAAACGATATATGTATAACACCAAGGCAAGCTAAATGGGGCGAACCTATTTGGTATATAGATATTGAGAAAGGTAAATATCCTAATAGAAAAAAATTAGGTACAACTCCTCATGTTTATGGACCAACTAGAATATGGGAGAAGATAAGCGAATATCAATTATATTATTATAAGAAATATGCAAAATAATTTTTTTAATGCGAATCATGCTTTTAATTATTTATGGGACTACATACAAGAACAAGGTGTAGACTTTGATAATACAAAAGCTATATTCAATTGTGGTTTTTATTTAGATCAGCCAAAAGAAAACTACATAACAAACGAGATGCGTAATTGGAAACCTGATTATGCAGAGGCTGAGTGGCAATGGTACTTATCTGGTGATCCTAGTGTTAAAAAGCTAGGTGATATATATGGTAAGGTTCCACCTATATGGGAAAAAATGGCAGACGAACACGGTTACGTAAGAAGTAATTACGGTTGGCAATGGCAACGTAACTATCAATTAGATTATATAGTTAACAAGCTTAAAGATCATAAAGAAACCAGACACGCTGCTATAAGTATATACGATTGTAAAGAGCACGGTACTTATGAGTTTGATACTCCATGTACATATGCTGTTCAATTTACAATACTTAATGATAAACTGAATATGTCTGTTTATATGCGTTCTAATGATCTCTGGTACGGTTTTTGTAACGATCAATACTGTTTTAGTATGTTACAACAATTAGTTGCAGAGAGATTAAATATAGACGTCGGATGGTATTATCATCACGCACATAACATGCATATATATAACGACAAATTATGACGTATTATATTTATCATATTCCAGGTAAAAAAATCGGTGTTACCTGTGATCTTAATAACCGGGTCACAGTTCAACAAGGTTATAGTCCTGATGAATATGAAGTACTAGAAAGCTCTACTGATGTAGATTATATATCTACAAAAGAGAGAAAATTACAAAGAGAATATGGATACCGTGTAGATATGGTACCATATAAAAACCTTAAACCTAAATCGAATATGAATATAAATGTAACTGAACAGACCACAACGTTTCCATGTCCAGTGGAAAAATTAAAAGGTCAATTGTTTGATAATATAGGTATGTCTTGGAAAACTGATCATGGTCAGTTAGATATAACACCTAAAACAATAGACTGGATAATGAAGAACGTAAAAGTTTCTATGTTTAATAACAATAGAAGCTATGTATACAATAAAGCATTTGCTAGGTTTTACGATAACAATGATGTTTTCGCAAAACAACCTTCAGTAAAATGTTCTAAAAAACCTTTAAAAATGTTTGAGCTTATCAGGCAATGGGCTGATGAAAGAGGCATATATGACGAAGGTGATACAAAAACTCAATTAATTAAACTCCAAGAAGAAATGGGAGAGTTAGCTAAGGCTACATTAGAAAAAGACCAAGCAGAAGTAATTGACGCTATTGGTGACATGGTTGTAGTATTAACTAACTTAGCACATTTAAACAATGTACACATTGAAACTTGTATAGCTGATGCATACAACGTAATATCAAAACGTACAGGTAAAATGGTTAATGGAACGTTTGTTAAAGATGAAGATTAAGACTAAAGATAAGATAGTACGAGAAGTACTAAGGAAGATGGACAAACGTAGCATTGTTGGCCAAAAGAAATATGGTCAAACAATGGAAAACGAAATAGATACAGGTAAGAAAGACTTACGTATGTTTTTAACTGATGTACAAGAAGAGATCATGGATGCGTTGTTATATATTGAAGCAGCGAAAAGATGTTTGACTGAAGAGATTGAAGAAGCTGCATTAAAACAATTTGTTTTACATGATGAGGAAGAGGAATTATAGAAGAAAAAAAGGACCTGTTGCAAGTAAAAAAGTTACTTGTGACGGGATAACCTTTGCGTCAGGATTAGAAAAATATATGCACTTAGCTCTTAAAAAAGCAAAGATACAAGCTGTGTATGAAGGACATACTTACGAGATATTTCCAGCATATCAGTTTGATTCATCAGCATATGAAAGATGTGCTAATGGTAAAGGTGAATACAAAGATCGTGGACATAAGAAAATATTAAATATATCTTATACACCAGACTTTATGGGTCAAGGCTTTATTATTGAATGTAAAGGTAGAGCAAACGAGAGTTTTCCTTTACGTTGGAAAATGTTTAAGAAGTATGTTAAAGAACATTTGCCTAATGTAATATTATATAAACCACAAAATCAAAAAGAATGCGACGAGACAGTAAAGCTTATTTTGAAAAACAAAGGAGCAAGGAGATAGCAAGACGTATGTATGCCTTGAGAAAAATTGATACATTTATAAAATGGACAATTACTCAGAGAGGTTATTTAAAATGGAAGCATTTAAAAGAACAGTATAAAAAGTATAATTTACCATGGCAAGATTAACATTAATGGCATATAAGTGGAAACCTAAAAAGAAGAGACCGGGAGTACACAGTAAAAATAGAAACACAAAAAACAAAAACGGCAAGTACTATAATGGTACTGCTTATAGAGGACAAGGAAGATGAAAAAATGGGAATTAAGTTTAGGCCTGTTTACAGGACTTTTATTTGGATATAGATCGTATCCAGATGTAGATAATAATAAAATAGATCATGTATTTTATGTATTTATATTTGACATTTGTTTAACCTTACAATATTAATAAATGGGATTATTTGATAACAGAATAGCGTATAAACCTTTTGAGTACCCTGAGTATTACACTGAGGGTTGGTTGAAACAAGCTCAAGCGTTTTGGTTGCACACAGAAATACCTATGTCGGGTGATGTAAAAGACTGGAACGAAAAATTAACAAAAGAAGAAAAAAGTTTAGTAGGTAATATACTATTAGGCTTTGCGCAAACTGAATGTGCTGTGTCTGATTACTGGACACAAAAAGTTGTATCATGGTTTCCTAAACATGAGATACAACAAATGGCAATGATGTTTGGATCACAGGAAACAATACACGCTGTAGCTTACAGCTATTTAAATGAAACTTTAGGTCTTGAAGACTTTGAAGCTTTTTTACATGAGCCTGCAACAGCAGAAAGATTTGATAATCTTGTAGCTTATGAAGGTACTGATCCTGTTGAAATAGGTAAATCATTAGCTGTATTTAGTGCGTTTGCAGAAGGTGTTTCATTATACTCTGCGTTTGCAGTATTATATAGTTTTCAAATGAGAAACTTATTAAAAGGTATAGGACAACAAATGAAATGGAGCGTGAGAGATGAATCGTTACACAGTCGTATGGGCTGTAGACTATTCAGACACATGTGTGAAGAAAAAGACTTTTTAAAAGAGTCTTGCAAGCCACATATTATAGAAGCAGCTCATGTCATGCATGATGCTGAAATGAAATATATTGACAAGATGTTTGAGGCGGGTGATATTGAGGGTATGAAATCTTATGACTTAAAACAATTTATAAAGAAAAGAATAAATGAAAAACTCGTGGAGCTCGGATACACCGAACTCTCAAAAGAATTTAAATACGACAAAGAAGCCGCGGAAAAGCTGGATTGGTTTTATCATCTTACTGGTGGGCATACTCATACCGACTTTTTTGCTATTAGGCCAACAGACTACAGCAAAGCGAACGAAGGAGAAGATTTTGAAAATATTTGGTAAATAATATGTGGAGTAACAGATGGAAAAAAGGCGTTGATTACCCGGACTGGGCAGACGCTGACGTGTATAAAAAAACAATAACTGGTGGTTATCTATACAATGGAGAAACACCACGTGAAGCTTATCAACGTGTAGCTACAACTGTAGCAAGACGTTTAAACAAGCCAGAAATGGCTGATATATTTTTTGATTACATTTGGAAAGGCTGGCTTTGTCTAGCCTCTCCAGTGTTATCAAATACAGGTACTGAAAGAGGATTACCAATATCTTGCTTCGGCATCGATGTTGCAGATAGTATATTAGACATAGGACAGAAAAACCTAGAGATGATGTTACTAGCTAAACACGGTGGTGGAGTTGGTGTTGGTTTAAATATGATCAGACCAGCTGGCGCAGATATTACAATGAACGGTACATCAGATGGTGTTGTACCTTTCTGCAAAATATATGACTCTACGATACTAGCTACTAATCAAGGAGCTGTACGTAGAGGCGCTGCATCAGTTAACTTAAATATAGATCACAAAGACTGGGAAGACTGGTTGGAAATAAGAGAGCCAAAAGGCGATGTTAATAGACAATCATTAAACCTACATCAATGTACTATAATCGGTGATAAGTTTATGCGTAAACTTAGAGACGGTGATAAAGTTGCAAGACGTAAATGGGGTAAATTACTACAGAAACGTAAAGCAACTGGTGAACCTTATATAATGTACAAGGGTAATGTAAATAAAAATAACCCTGCAGCTTATAAGGACAATGCTCTGAAGGTGTTTATGACAAACATATGTTCAGAAATAGTTTTACACACAGATGAAAATCATAGTTTTGTATGTTGCTTATCTAGTTTAAACCTAGCTAAGTATCATGAGTGGAAAGACTCAAACTTAATATATGATAGTGTATGGTTTTTAGATGGTGTATTAGAGGAATTTATACAAAAAGCAAAAAACAGGAGAGGCTTTGAAAACGCTGTAAGATCTGCTGAAAAAGGTAGAGCACTTGGTTTAGGTGTTTTAGGTTGGCATACATATCTACAGCAAAAAGGCTTTCCATTTGAAGGATTATTAGCACAATATGAAACAAGAAGAATTTTTAGTCAAATTAAAATCGAGTCTGAAAGAGCTTCAATGGCTCTTGCTTCAGCTTATGGAGAACCTCTTTGGTGTGTCGGTACTGGTTTTCGCAATACCCATTTACGTGCTATTGCTCCCACTGTATCTAATAGCAAGCTTGCTGGAAATATATCCCCAGGGATTGAGCCGTGGGCAGCTAACGTCTTTACAGACCAAAGTGCAAAAGGAACTTTCATCAGAAAAAACCCTACACTTGTAGCTGAGCTAGACAAACATGGTTTGAACACAGAAAAAATATGGAAACAAATTTTAAAAGACGGTGGTTCGATACAAGGTATCAAAGCATTAGACAAAATTACTATCGGAGAACACGATATTCCAATAAAGGAAGTATACAAAACTTTCAAAGAAATTAATCAACTAGAGTTAGTTAATCAAGCTGGTATCAGACAGCAATATATAGATCAGTCTGTAAGTTTGAACTTAGCCTTTCCTTCACAAGCAGATCCTAAATGGATTAATAAAGTACATTTAGAAGCTTGGAAGAAAGGTATTAAAACTCTATATTACATGAGAACCGAGTCTGTATTGAGAGGTGATATTGCATCTCAAGCTATGGACCCTAACTGTTTAAGTTGCGATGGATAATATAACATTAAAAGACATATTAAATCCAGTCGATCCTAAGAGGTTTTGGCTGCATTACTGGGGTAAAAAACATTTAGTTATTAGAAGAAACTTATTTAAAACATTATTTAAATGGAACGATTTTAACAACGTAATGAATAACTATCCAGATAATTTAAATCACTTACAAGTATTAGATTATGATGGTAAAGGTAAAAGCTGGTGTTTAAACAAAGTTAAATCAGGTAAATTAAAACTACCAATGTTAAGCAAAGAACAATTGTTTGAATTTTGGAAGTCAGGTAAGACTTTTGTTTTACCAAGTGCTGAGTACACAAAAGAAAAGTTTGTTGCGATATGTAACGAGTTTGAAAGATACTTTAATAGAGGTACAGTTAATATATATTGCTCAAGTAAAAAAGATGCTGTTGGGTTTCCAGCGCATTGTGATCAAACAGAAAACTTTTTGTTTCACACTGAAGGTAAAGTTAAATGGACTATATATGAAAACTCAGCTCCTAATAGAGAGCCTGGTAAAATAGTTGATGAGTTTGTTTTAGAGCCTGGTGATTTGTTATATATACCACAGTACAGGTATCACAAAGCTGAATCACTTACACCTAGAATATCTATAAGTATACACTTTGCAAATAAAAAAAATCAAACGTTAAAAAAGTTTAATATAACAGCAAAGGGTAAAGGTATGTATAGACCTAAGTGGTATGATTGGGTACCAAAAGATTTATATTTTAATAAAAAAGGTTATCGTAAAAACGAAGTTCCTAAAAAATTTAGGATGGGCGGTAGCAATTGGAAAAAAACTTATTTTAATAATTTAAAAAGATGAATAGAGTAGCAATAGTAGAAGCTCCAGAGAATATTAAAAACTCAAGGTTAATGCATAATTTAAATAATGCGTTTTGCGCTAAATGGGTTATTGACAACGTAGAAAAGATAGAGGATATTGAAAGTAAAGATTATGACTGTTTAGTATTGTTTGGTGACAGAGAAAAATTACAAAAGATAATAAATGAAAGCAGGTAAGATATGGGGTAAAACAGAAATGATCCATAAAAATGGCGTCATGGAGTTTCACCGAATAGAATTTAATAAAGGATTTAAATGCTCTGAACACGAGCATAGATTTAAATGGAACGGATTTTTTGTAGAATCCGGTAAAATGCTTGTCAGAGTATGGCAAGAAGATCAAGGTCTTGTTGATGAAACAATACTTGAAGCAGGTGATTTTACTATGGTAAAACCTGGTAAGATACATCAGTTTGAAGGTATTGAAGATGGTGTGGCTTTTGAATTATATTGGGCTGAGTTTAATCACGATGATATAATCAGAAGAACAGCTGGTACTAAGATATGAAAAACATAGCTGTAGTTATACCAGCAAGACTTAATAGTACTAGAATCAAACACAAAATGTTAATGAAGTTCGATGATGAACCTCTGATACGTCTTGTGTTTGATAAAGTACGTATGATGGGATATGATACATTTGTAGCAACAGATAGTAAACGTATCGCTAAACTGTTTCCAATTAAATGGTGTATACAGACAGGTAAAGCTGATAACGGTACACATAGGTTATCTAAAAGAGCTGTATTAGATTTAGTAAGTAGCTATGATTATGTATTAAACATACAAGGTGATATGCTTGATATAAATATAGATACAATGAAACCTATAATAAAAGCGTTAAACGAAAAAGATGTAGTTTGTTTAACTGCTTATACTAAAGGCGCTAAACCAGATGATGTTAAAGTTATACATCAAAATGGTAAAGCAATGTGGTTTACAAGATCTGATATAGGATACGGTGATAGACACTTAGGTATATATGCTTACAAACCTTATTTGTTAAAAGCATATAGAGTAATGAAAGATAAATATAAATCAGAAAATTTAGAACAAAATAGAATATTAGGTTTGTATGATGTTGATGTAGTTGAAACTACATACGATGGCATAGAAGTTAATACTTATAATGATATAAAATGAAATACGGAGAAAAATATAAAGCATTGCACCAAGGTGGTGCATACAAATTAAAAGAACGTGATGGCACTTGGAGAGAAAAAATTGAAGGTGGTTATGGTGATGGTAGCGGTTGGAAAACAATACTTCATCCAACAAAAAAATGGATAAATGAAAATCCAGCTTCAATGATATTAGATTATGGTTGTGGCTCTGCCAAAGTTTGGCATGAAAAAAAAGGCATATATAATGGTGAAAAATACACTAGACCAAATAAAAGAGTTCCAGATAGATATGACGCTATGACGTTGATGGAATATCTAGGTGAAAATGTTGCTGGTTTTTATAGATACGACCCATGTCACCCTATATATCATGTTAGACCACCACAGGTTAAATTTGATATGACAGTATGTATAGATGTTTTAGAACATGTACCGTTAGAAGAGTTACCAGCTTTATTAAGGGATTTAGCAGATTTAACTTGCACGTGCGGTGTTATAGTTTTATCTATACCTAATTCACCTTCACACGCGCATTTTATGGACGGTGAAAATATGCACGTTACATTAATGCCAAGAGATGATTGGAAAAAGTTAATAAGAAAATATATACCAAAACACAAACTTATAGTAAATTTTACTAAATGAAAAAACCAATATTAATAGCTGGACCTTGTAGCTTAGAAGGTAGAATACAAGCTCATGAAATATCTAATAAATGCTCAGAGCTAGCAGATAAGTATGGCTTTGATTATTATTTTAAAGCATCATTTGATAAAGCTAATAGAACATCTGTGCACTCTAAAAGAGGTATTGGTATAGATAAAGCAATAGATATATTTGCTGAATTAAAAGAACTAGATGGTTGTAAGATCACAACTGATATACATGAACCATGGCAGGCAGATAAGTTAGCTGACGTCGTAGATATTATACAAATACCAGCTTATTTATGTAGACAAACTGATTTATTAGTTGCTGCAGGTCATACGTTTAAAAATGTTAATATTAAAAAAGGACAGTTTATAAATGGTAGCAATATGGTACACGCTGTTAATAAAGTTAGAAGTACAGGTAATAATAAGATTATGCTAACCGAAAGAGGTAGTATGTTTGGTATGGGTGATCTTGTTGTAGATTTTAGACAGATCGTAGATATGAAAGAATTAGACGTACCAGTTATAATAGACTGTACGCACTCAACACAAAGACCTAATTCAGGTAGCACAACAGCTGGTCAACCACGCTATGCTATACACATTGCTAAAGCTGCTAAAGCTGTAGGCGTTGATGGTTACTTTTTTGAAGTACATGAAAATCCTAGCGCTGCATGGAGTGACGGGTCTAATATGATTAAGTTAGATAAGTTTGAAGAAATATTAAAACAATTAGTATGAGAGTATTTATAGGGCATGATAGCAGATACCCAGACGCTACTAAAGCATGCTACAATTCGATTAAAGCATATAATAAAAATATTAAAGTAATACCTTTATATAAACACAAGTTAATAGACAAAGGTATATATGGTAGAAAAGATATACAAGGTGAATCAACAGAGTTTTCATTTACTAGATTTTACGTGCCACTTATGTCTGCATACAAAGGTGTATCTATGTTTTGTGATAATGATTTTATATTTAGAGACGATGTTGCTAAAGTATTTGATTATTTAAAAAACGAAGATTTAATAGCTTGTGTAAAGCATGAGTACTACGATGTTAAAACAACTAAAATGAATGGTTTAGTTAATAAAATGTACCCAAGAAAAAATTGGAGTTCATTAATGATATTTAACAACGAAAAGTTAAAAGACGTGTTAACAAAAGAATATTTAGATAACGCTAGTGCTGCTGATTTACATCAGTTAGCTTGGGCTGAAAATAAAATAAGTGAAATAGATAAAACTTGGAATCATTTAGTAGGTGAACAACCTTATTCTAAAAAAAACCCAGCTAAAGGTATACACTTTACAAATGGTGGACCTTGGTTTGAAGAATATAAAGACTGTCAATTTGCAGATGAATGGAGAGATATATTAAAGAGTTAGTAAAAGATAAATCAGTTATTTTTGTAGGAAACTCTGTTGAAATAATGGAGCATAAAAATAAAGAATTTATAGATAGTCATGATATAGTTGTTAAATTTGGTAGAGCATTAGAAGCTACTAAAAAACAAGAAGAATCTTTAGGTTCTAAATGTGATATATGGATAACAGGACAATTTAGATCTCATGCTTTTAAAAAGAAAATAGAAGAATTTAAACCTGGTGGTAAGTTTGAAAAAACTAGTATACTAGTAAATAGATCAAGAGGTAATTTTAAGGTAAAAGAATTTGTTATTGAGAAGCATATATGTCAAGAGTTGATAAAGCATGGTTACAGACAAATGTATACTGATGAAGAAATAATAGATACCATGAAAGTTTTTGACATGGACGTATTAACGTCAAAGCAAAGACCTTCTACTGGTTTTTTAGCAATAGCTTGGTTTGTAGAAAAAATAAAGACTTATAAAAGTCTTTCAATAATAGGTTTTGATTTTTTTGCTAAATCGACAACAACAAGAAGAGTTGGTCACAATAAAAAAACAGACAAAGAAGAGATAAGCGCTCACGATCCACATAGCTGGCATCTACCAATATACGCTAGACCTCATAGTGCGCATTCACATCATCTTGAAGAACAATTTGTTTCTTGGTTAACAAGAACTGGACAATTGACTTGGCATGTGTTAAGTGATTTGAAAGAAAATAAAATTAAGTATACAGGTTGGGCGAATAATATGCCTATGGTTATATGCTCACCTGAGCGTACTAAATACTATAAGAAAAGAATAAAAGCTACTTAGCTCCACACGGTTTACCGTTGGCTATATTAACCCATCTTTCTTTTTGAAACCAATCACGTAGTGTAGCACCTTTTTTTCTAGCGCCTTTCACGTTTGATTTACTAGATCTTTTATATTTACCTGAAGCAGCAGCTTTACGTTTAGCACGTATTACTTTTTGCTTTTCGGCTTTACTCATACTTTTGTATTTATTGTATGGTAAACAGACTTTTTTAGTCCCTCCGCCTTTTATTTTACTTTTTGGCATTTTTAGGTTTTTTATGACCACATCCTTTTTTCATAAGTGCTTTATGTTTTCTAAGACTACTTACATCATGGACGGATCCGTCCTTACAATACATTTTATGCTTTTTCATTTTTTTTCTTTTTATCTGTTCCTGCGTTATTTTTTTCCCAAGGTAAACCTCTACTTTTTGTATTTATATAATCAGTAGAAATTTTTAATGTTTTACCACCTGGATTGTTTTTCCATTTATAATATAAACTATTAAATTGTAACTGTGGCTCATGATCTTCACCAGCCAAACTCATTTGTAATTTATGACCTTTTTCATGCTTTATAGTTTTAAGCATATTTTTAGGACTTAAATCTTTATTTACAAATATAGTTTTATTCTCATCAATATAACCCCAATGTCTTTTAGTAGGCATATCAACAAGTTTAATAACATTATCTAGTTTATTAGAGCTTGGATGCAAGCTTAATAACTGATGAAACGGTTTCATCTTAAATGACATTATTTTCTTTTTTTAATTTTTTTACAACTACCTGGTGAAAACGGTTTCTTGCCTTTTACAGGTGCGTATCCTGGCCAGCATCTGCCTTTCTTTTTACTTTTTGCCACCTTTACCCATTTTACCTGGTCCACCTTTTTTAGTACATCTTACACCCCATCCTGAAGCATAAGCACTAGGCCATACCTTAAATTTTCTTTTTGCTGCAGCTTTACAAGCTGGACTAATTTTTCCCATTGCCTTTAAATTTTTCAATTGAACTTATACCAAAGCATCCTAAAGTAACCCATACAAACGAGTTGTAAACAACTTCATTTATAATAAGATCTTTGTCTGCAAAAAGACTTGTGCATAAATCAGCTACGGCAAAACACACCATAACTACAAACGAAGCAAAGCCTACTATATTTTTTTCGTTAATATCGTTTTTATCTTTAAATAATGTCCACATATTATTTCTTTTTACCACCATATGAATATGGAAATAAAGCGTTCATAGCTTTACGTCTACCTTCACATCCGCACGGTATATTTAAACCTTTTGATACTCTATCTACAGCAGACTTAATACCAGTCTTAGTAGTGAATTTATGTATAGTGTCTCCTAATCCTCTTGATTTCATATTAACATTTCCATCTACGTCTAGCAGCTCGACCTCTTTCACCGGTCCAGCCTTTTGATCTAGCGCAAAATGATTTTCTACGTTTAGCAGCTTTACTACCAGGTTTTACTTTACCTGTTACAGCTGTCTTTAATTTACTACCAGGATTTTTACGTCTATAAGCCGCAACTCCTTTTTTAGTCATACCAGCGCCTTCTTTAGTAGTTCTAAAGTTTCTGTTCTTACCTTTAGTAGTTTTTCTTACGTCTGGTTTTCTTTTTCTTTTAGCTGGCATAATTAATTATTTTTTCTAGGGTTTACAATTACTGGATTTGGTGGGTTTGGTGGATTTACTACTGGTCTATCTGGCGGTCTCGTAATAGTTGGCGTATTGTTATTATTGTTATTATTATAATTACTATTACCATTATATGAGGGTTTAGGTACGTTATACAAAGCTGGGTGATAATATGGTTTATCCCATCTAGTGTAGTAACCACTATATGGTCTATACCAGTCATATCCTACTACATTATATATTACATTTGGTCTTATATCTTTAATAGGTATTTTTAACGTATCACCTTCTTCAGTTAACGCTAACACATGAGTTACTTGAGGTCCTTTGCTTTGATAATAATATGGTGAACAGCTAGCTAACATAGCAAACAATAATATTGCCAATAGTACTGTTATTGATATTACTCTACCTAAGTCTCTTTGCTCATCTGTCATATTACCATATACTTTGTTTTACCGTTTTCACGATAAGCTTTTAAACACCTTTTTCTATTTTCACCTGGATTAACATAGCTTACATGCACCCAAGCTGGATTACTATCATCACCAAACTCCCATATCATTTGATCAAACTCTAAGTTTTCTTTAATAAACTTATACATATCACAATTTTTCATGTGACCGAATGTATCGTCTATATCCATAGCTTGACCATGACAATGTTGTGATTTTGCTGATCCGCCAATTGCAGCGTTAAGTTCTGGTCCGCGATAAAACGAATTTATCTTTATAGGACCTCCTACGTGCATTCTAAGAGGCTCAAATACTTTTTCCGCCAATAGCTTCATGTTTTGTAAATGAGCATCAGAGGGATCATTATCTAAACCAAGTCTCAAAGCGGTTATACTGTATACACCTTCTTTGTAACTTACATGTTTACTTATTTTATCCATTTTTAATTGCTTTTTTTACAGCTCTAGCTTTACGCTTTATTTCAGCTGCTTTACTAATTATGATGTCGTCTACTGTAGTTTTAGTCCACAGCAAAGTCCACATATCTTTCCAATATTGTTTAGTTAAATTCCACATTTTCTTTTTGATTTAGGTTTTCTATATTTTTTAGGTCCATACCTTTTTTTATTTCCAAATAAAGGTATTGTAGTAGTAATAGTTATACCGCCTAAAGTCGTTGCTAAAACATCTCCATGTTCAACATAACCGCCAAACGTAGCGTCATACATTTCTTTCATTACACCAGCTGCAAAAGCTGTGCAAATACCTGTTATCATTGCTCTTTTTTTATCTTGATGTTTACTATAAGACCAAACATAACCCGCTGCTCCAGCTATATTACCAGCTGCAAAATGTAATTTCTTATCTTCTGGTATCTGAGCGTTAGCAAAGCCCACAATACCCATTACAAATAGGACACATAATTTAAAATTTACTTGCGTTATTAATTTCATTAATGGCTTCTTGAATATCATTTAAATCTGCTGGCAACATAAGATCTAAACCAGCTTTAAAAACAGTTTCTTTTATACCGTCTTTAAATATTATTAATGTGGGTGCCATACGAACCCTATATTTCTTTTTAGCTTCTGGAGCTTTAGCTATATCAATTCTATAATATACAGCATCTTCTAACTTATCCCACTCTGCAAAACAATTAGCTTCATTAAACTTAGCCCAAAATTCTACAATAACAGGTTTTTTATCATCATCACCAAATGCATTATGGCTATTTATTACATCTTCAAAATTAGAATCATCTATCCAATACTCTTCAGGTACATCAGACTGACTAAATGTTAAAAAAGGTATTAAGAATAAAGTTAGGTATTTCATTATTTATTTTTTTGTATTTCATATAATCTTTCATCGATCTTGTCTAGTTGATCTCTCATTGCCTCTACATCTTCTTGAGTATCCATTATTGTTTGACGTATTAACTCGTCTTTTAAATCATATTCTATCCTGTCAATAACAGGTTCTGGTAACTCTTTTGCTAGCGCTATATCAGCTTGCAAAGCAAACCACATACCAACCATAGCTGCTATGCCTACTGCTATTGTGCCTAATGTTTTTAAGTCTAATGTTATTTTAGTTTCTTCTCCAATTTGTTGTGCCATGATTATCTAAATGTGTAGTTAATTCCAAAGTTTGAGTTAAATATTTCTGAGTCCCAGAATTTAGTATATTCACCTTCAATAAACACACCAATTGATTTGCTGATTTTAACACCAAATACCATACCAGCTTGATAATCACTCCACTGTTCTCCATCTAAATTATTATTATGCCCGCCGACTCCCCAGCTGTTTCTATGTAGGTAACTAAAGTCTTCATTACCTTGTACGTATTTATGGTAAGGTAATATCCAACTGCCAAACGCGTGAAACCAGAAGTTGTTTTTATAGTGATAAAAGTCAAAACCGACGATTGGTGCGATCTCAGCAAAAGCGTCAAGCTCAGCCCATGCTTCTTGATTATATCGATTTAACAAGCCAGGCATTACAAGATCTCTAAACTGTGCGTCTGTCCAAGCAACAACATCACCTTCTGGATTGGTCCAATACCAATCACTAACAAAATCACCGTTTTCATCAGTTCCTGAATAATACCAGTCATCATAACCATAATCAAAACCTAAAGTATACCAATAATTTACTATACCTCCGTCTTCATCTGTTTCATTTAACCATATTTCTACCGGATTATAACCGTAAGGACGTTGATGTGTTCTGTATATTGCACCAGCAGATATACTAAATTTCTTACCAATAGGTAACCTGGCTCTTAATTCACCAGATGTATATTGAAAACCAACATTACCAGCTTCTCTAGCTTCAAACTTAGCTATATGATAATCACCAGTATGTCTTATAAATAATCTTTTATTGTCAAACTCGTTACCGTTTCTTCTTTCTTTTTCCCAATGTAGCATGTATTCTAAACCTTGAACAGCTGATGTAGGTGCTGATAAAGCTACTTGTTTTTCTATTTTGTTGTTACCAGTCCAGAAATTACCAGGTTTTATTTCATAACCAAATCTAGCTAATTTACGTATACCCACACCATATCTATAATCAAATGGGTGATATATTGTTTGATCTACAACATCTGGTATTGCGTAGAAATCATCTGGATTTGTACGTATGAAATATTTAGGTTGTTCTTCTTTTGCATTACCTATGTTACCGGCAGCGTAAAAAGTTCCGTACTTTAAAAAATCTTTATATAACTCTTTAAAAAAGTTTTTCTTTTGATCTTGAGCTATTGAATTAAAGCTTATTAATAATGCTAATATTGTTAAAATTTGTTTCATCTGTAGTAAAGTTGTTATAGTTTAAGTAATCACTTGTTTTCGCTAATAATTTAAAAAATTCTCTCTCTTTTTCCTGTTGTCGACGCTTTCTTTTTCTTTTTCTTTTTGTTTTTATTATCATCAATACCTATTTCCCAGTCTTGCCAACCACCTAATAAAGCTAGTCTTTCCCATGTTTCTAAATCATCTGATGTAGCGTTTACAACATTATTTGTTTTCTTAACTAATCTATCAAGTGGTAAATTAGTTGTCGCTGATATAACATTTGCGCCTGCTAATAACGCTGGGTTATCTATAGAAAAACCTTTTTCTTTCATTTCTTCTTTTTCCCATTGTAACGATCTAGCAGCTTGATTTATCTTTGATAGCTTAGATGATATAGGTGGTGATATTCTAGTTAGTTCATAACCTATTTTTTCATACTTTGGATTAGGTTTTTCTGACTCGTTCATTATTCTTATTATAGCGTTTTTACCTACTGATACAAACGCACCAGCAATACCAACACCTCTTAGTAATGAATCAGCCATACCATTTGCGATGCTTTGATACTTTTCTTGTTCATCTTCTTCTTCAACATCACCAAAGCTAATTGCAAATATAGCTTGTTGCAACGCGTTAAATATTAGGTTTTGTACAGCTGCATAATAAATTATTTTAGAAGTATTAGTTTTCCAATCACCTCTTCTGTTTTTAAGATCTGAAGCAGCTTTCTTTATTAGTCTAGCATACTGCATTGGTGTATTACCAAATGCTAGTATTATTCTACCTAATGGTCCAGCTTGTTGAGCAGATATTCTATCAGGTCTACTAGACTGCTGTGACTCTTCAGCTATTTCTCTAAAATCTTTCATAGCTTGTAACTCTGCAGCTTTTTGATCTAGACCTTGTTTCTTTAATCTGTTTATTCTATTTCTATAAAAACTTGCACCACCTGAAGCAATAGCAAAACTATCAGCTATTTGTGTAGGTAAAAATCCAAATTCTAGTAATTTACTTATAACACCTCTTGGACCACCTTCTCTTGCCATGTTAGCAATATCTGCTTCATTAACGTTTATCTGTAAACCTCTACGTCTGTCAACTAAAAATTCAGAGTTCATTAATGTCATAAAGTCTTTCCAATACTGTGGTTGATTAGCAAAAGCTTTACCAGCAGCGAATATATTATTATCTCTAAAATTAATAAAGTTAACAGAAGATATTGTTTGTAGTAACGCAGATCTTGTATTAAAGAACATGATAGTACCAATACTATTAGTTAACCAGTCTGTTACTTTACCAGTTAATGAATCACCTTGGAAACTTCTGTTTCTACCAGTTCTCATACGTTCAAGTATACCTTCTAAAGCTTGTCTATGTGCTAAGCCAAACGCAGCTTCCATTTTATTTAAATTCTTTTCAGAGAATATAACATCTACATTTCTTTGCCACTCTGCTAAATGTTTAGCTCTTTTTGTAGTGCCTAAGTTATCCATTAAATCAGTAGTGACAGTACCTGCTAACCAACTGCTTTTTGGAGCAGAATAACCATCATCTTTATTTATAGCTATTAACTGATCACCAAATGCTTTATAAACGGGTTTACTTTCAACATGATCTGTTAATAATTTTAAATCAGCTTTGCTTAACCCAGGTATTGGCATGCCTTGCTTGTTCCATATATAAACTCTTACAGCTTGTTCGTTTGTGTAAGGTTCACCTGGTATTTTCTTTTGTAAGTTTTTAGGTACTACTTCTAGTTGATTCTTCAACGCTTTGTAATCGTTCATCAAAGATGTACGCTCTCTTGATATATTACCCATAGCTGTTGCATACGGATCTAATAAATTCTTTTTATACCAAGCCATCTGGTTATCACCAAGTTTACCTTTAGCTAATGTATTGTAAAGTAATCCTACAAAATCTTCAGCTGATGGCGGTATGAAAAATGTAAATCTACCTTTGCTTGATCCAACTGCTTTTGCTTTTGCTTTGCTATACACTTTGTCTGCTCCAATACCTGTTTTAGCTTCTATAATATCGTTAAAGTCTCTATCTAGCTTTTGTATTCTACTTTCGTATGCTAATCTTGATTTAGATTTTACATCTAATACTTCAAGAGCATCTTGTACAGCTTTAACATTTTTATATACATCATCAGTAAAATAAAAATCATTATAACCGTTAGCTGCTTTACCAATAACCCAGTTTGCTTTTGCTTGTGGTGATCCGTCTTCTAAACCAGTTATATTTTCTAACGGTACTTCTAGTCCTATACCTTTTAAAAAGTCGTATATAGCTTGTGCTGATGCTTGTGGTCTAGCTGTTAGCACAAACACATCTTTATTACCAAACTTATCTATTGCTTTTTTAAGCTTAGCGGCTAATGGACCAGGTTTACCGTCAATAACTTCGTTAAACTCGCTAAAATCAAATTCAGCGCCTTGATCTTGTAATTTACCATGCTGTTTTGCAAACTCAGCAGGTGTTATTTTTTTAACACTACCATTAGGCATGTTAACAATAATTTTACTTTTTGTTGTAGCTAACGTGTCGTCAAAATCAAATACACTTATACCTTTTTTAGGTGCGTTAATATCTTTAGCGTTACGTAGAGCTTTATCATAGTTATTTAAATCATTTACTAAACCATCGTTGTTTGTTGATTTACTGTATTTAGTTTGATTTTTTACAAAAGCTTTAGATTTACTAGTTTCTATGTTTTGATTTGTAGCAAAACCTTTAGCATCAATACCAAACTCTTGTACTATATTGTTACCGTTTGATAAAATAATATTAGAAGGATCTATGCCAGCTACATTTACGTTAAAATATCTAGCCCAAACGTTATCTGTTATCTGCCAACCTTCTGGGGTTGTAGAAGTATAATTAAATGGTTTACCATCAGGTTTAAATCCTTTTAACTTTTTATCATCTGCTTTTGACAATAAACCTTGTTGATAATTTTTTTGAATATTAGCAAAGTTTTCGTTTACTTTTCCATCTAATGCGCTTGTAAATAAATACTTAGCAACTAAACTAGCTGGTAATGTGTGTTCTTCAACTTTACCATCAACTAAATTTTTTGAATAAAAAGTTATTGGAGCTGAAGTTCTTACAAAATGACCCATACCTTGACTAGTGCTTGACAGCATTGCAGCTATAAATCTAGCATTTTTAGGATCTTGTTTTATAAGTTTTTCAAAAACATTAAATATCTTTTTTAAACCTTTTATACTAGCTTTTTGTCTATCTTGAAACTCTTTTTTACTTAATTTATTTTCAATGTTTGTGTAACTTTCTCTAGTTACAGCTGCTTCTATATCTGTATCAGGTTTAGCAAACTTACTACCCTCTATTGTAGCGTTTACATCGCTTATACTAGTAAAATAAAAACCTCTTTTAGGCGCAGAAACACCAGCATTAGCAAAAGTTCCTACTGTAAAAAAAGACTCAGGTAAAAGACCTGTTAATTTTTTAGTAAACGTTTTAAATTCTTTAACATCATTTTCGCTTTTAGGATCTAAAGCTACTTGATCAATTGCTTTTAATATACCTTTCCAGTTTTTATTTTCAGCGGCAAACTCAGTAGGGTTTCTTTTAAATGACTGATCTTTCATAAATACATTAAAAGCATTTTTTATTCTTTTACTGTATACAACTCTAGTTTTTTGCGCAGCTGTTATATTAGCCGTTTGCTTTTTAACCGCTACAGGATCTTTAGCTGTTTTAGTTTGACCTTCTAAAACTCTTTGTGCTGATGATAAACTAGCTTGTTGTGCGTATGTTTTAGCTACACCTTTTAATAACTGACCAATATCTCTATTATAGTTATTTAGTTCACCTGGTGGTGTAATACCTAAATCATCTTTTAGTTTGTTTATTGTTTCTACAGTTGGGTTTCTAAACTCAGGTTTTAATTCCCATATAGTTGGTTGTGATGTTAAACCTTTTGATCTTCTATTTGTTTTATTGTAAAAATAATTAAGTACTTTACCTTTCATACCTATAGATAAACCACTTACATTTCTGTCAACATCTATGTTTTCACCTAGCTCATTAATATCAGCATCTGTTTCACTAACGTTTTCTTCAGGTAATAGTTTTATAAACTTGTCAGCGTTTTGACCAACTCTAAAAAACTCCTGTATATTACCAGCTTCAGAGTTTTCAGGTATACCATCTGTTATTTTCTTAGCGTATGTTAAGTTCTTTGTGCCGTCTGTTATTTTGTTAGCTGGTATGTTAAATATTTTACTACCTATTTCACCAGTATTATTATTTATAACTTCTTTAAATGTATCACCTTCTTTTACTTTTACAGATTTAACTAGATCAGCTTCATTTACTTTATCTAACTTTAATACATTGAGTTTACGTGACACTCTTGTTTGTGTTGTTGGTGTTTCTGTTTGTGTATCAGCTATTTGTTTAGTAGACTGATCTATTCTAGTTTCCACAGCTCTTCTAGCTGACTCTATAGCTAGTTCTTTATTAGCATCTAGCTTAGCAAAATTAGTATTAGCAAAAACAAACTCACCAAATGTTTTATTAAACGCTGGATCAAAGTTCATTAATCTACTTTGTATATTTCTTATAGTAGCGTTAGCTTGCTCAACACTAGTTGATCTAGACTTAACATAGTTACTTATAACACCGTTTGGCTCTGTAGCAGCAAAAGCATCACCAAATACTTTAGGATCGTTTTGAAACTGCTCTTTAGTTTTTATATTACTAGGTATTATATTATTAATAGCATCTAACGCGCTTTTTGACTCTCTTATTTGAGTTGTTTGATCTGCTTGTGCGTCAGATATTAAAGCACCTGTAGCAGCTTCTTGTGTAAGTTTTGCTTGTGCTTGTGTCAATTGACCTTTTACAATACTATTATTATAGTCTTTTATAAAGTTAAATACATCTCTTGAAGTGTTAAACTTTATATCAGATAAACCTGCTTGTTGTAGTATTCTTCTAACTATATCACCTATTTTAGTAAATACAGTTTCGTTATATTTAATTTCACCGTTAGCTACAGCATCAGCAAATAATGTTAACGTTTCTTCAGCTTGTATCGCTGTTGGATCGTTTTTATAAGCATCTAGTCTAGTTTTAAAATCACTGTCTTTTAATATATCAGTATCTATTTTATTTATTTCAACTTTAAGTGCTTCTGATAAAACTTCAGCTGCTTCTGGGTTTTTACCAACAGTATTAAATAAAACACCGTGTAATAACTCATGAGCAGCTACATTTACTGCTGCATCTTCTGCAGCGATTTCTTTATTTATAACGATTGTTTGTTCACCTGATTCAAGGTCTTGAAGTATAAATCCTTGTTGTGACGATGCTTTCTTTTCTAGGTTTTTGTCTTTAGCAATTTTATCGGCAGCATCTTGATTTTCTGCTATTTCTATGTTTATCTTATCAAGTCCACTGACTATATCAGTAACTTTTTCTGTTGTAAGATTTAATTGATTGTCAGAACTTATTTTTGCTAGTCTAGCATCAACTTCTTTTAATCTATTTATTTCAGCATCGACTATAGCTTTATTAGCACCAGCTAATTCTATTTTGCCAGCTAAAGCATTTCTTTCTTTTAATAACGTTACAGTTTCTTGTATTAAATCTTTACCGATGTTTAGGTTATCAGCTAATGTTACAGCAGATTGTGTATCATTAAAATTCTTTTTTATTCTATCACGCTCTTCTACAGTTATTTCTCCATTGTTTACTTTTGACTGTAATTCAGATTCTAAAACCATGCCAGAGTTTTCATTTCTAGCTATATCTATTACATCTTGGTTTATATTATCATTTTGAAAAGCAGAGTTAACATCATTTACGTTTGTGTTATCTAATGTTTTTCTAACACTTTTTCTTTTAACACCAACACCTATTTCACCACCAGCTCTAAGTTTACCACCAACAGCACCACCTATAAGTATATTGTCTAGTATTTCATAATCATCAAATACTGAATTAAATACTTCGTCAAAAGTATTAGCATCGCCTATGTAAACAGCTCTAGCTGCTTTACTTATAGCAGCTGACGTACCTTCAGATAAACCTTCTTTACCGTAATCTTTACCTATTCTTAAAAATATATCTCTTAATCTTCTTTCTACAACTTCTACGCCTTGACCTTTTAAGTTTTTAAATACACTTTTACCAATACCTCTAGTTACTGTTTCTAAAGCACCTTCTGCCATACCAACAGTACTAGAATATATTAAATTATTAAGATCAACTTTTTTACCTTCCTTTATTGCTTCTGTACTTGATTGCGCAGCGCTACCACCTATTACTGATGGTATACCTACACCAGGCACCATTGCTTGTAAAACAGACGGTATAGCGCCAACAAACTCAGATAATGTTCTTGATGCAGCTTCCGGTACCGCTGTTATATCACCTTTAGCAGCCGCTATGTAAGCTTCTGATAAAGATTTTTCATATTGAGGTAAAGACTCGTTTAATTTATCAATTTTACCTTGTAAATTTTCAGATAAATCTAGTCCTTCTTGACCAAATCTAGTAATACTTTGAGCTCCAGGAGCACCAATAGACATTGCAGCTTCATACTTTTGTATAAACTCGTCTTGTTTTTCAGGTTCAAGGTTGTTATAATATTCTTTTAAAGGATTATCATCAGGTAAACGTTCCATACGAGCAACAAATTTACCTCTATTTATAAATGCTGGTAGTTGACTCAATGAACTTCCAACTTGTAATACTCCTCTTCCAAATTTTTTAGCTAAATTAATTGGATTTATTTCTTCAAAAAAACTACCTTCTTCTTCTTTTATATCATCACCTATCCTATCAACCTTTACTTCAGTTAAACCTTTTTCTCGCAGTTTATTTATAAGCTCATCAAATGACAAGTTTGCATTATCTGCGGCTAACTGTAATTGTTCATCAGTAAACCTGTTACCGTCTAGCTCCCACATATTTTATTAATTTATACCTAATTGCTGTTCGTTGTCTATTTGCTTTAGAATATTAGCTAAAAGATCTTGAGCATCGCCTTTTGGCTCAGGTGTTTTTCTATTAGTTTCACCAAATGTAAAATCAAATGCTTCAACACCAGGTTCGTTACCATCCATAAAACTTCTCATTATTTCTTTTACCATAGATTTTTTACTAGGTGTTGTAATACCATATGTTAAAACATCTACAAGTGTGTTAAATCCATATTCTGATTTTTTACCTTCTTTTACCATTGGTATAGCTTTTGGTAGTTTAGCTCTAGCAGGATCAATATCCTTACCATACTCAATATTAAATATTTTGTTTACAGGATCAAACTGTATTGTCTTTACGTGAGGTAGGTATTGAGATAAATCAGGATACTCAATGAAACTGTCTCCGTGTTTATATTTTTTATATTCTTGAAGTATTGCTTTTTCATCTTCAGTCATTGTTGCATCTGGATCTTTTGCTTTTCTTATAATTTCATTTAAAAATGTTTCTGGATTTTCGTTAAATAAACCTATCCAATATTTTTGTCTACCACTATCAAGTCTAGCAAATATATTCGCGCCACTACCTCTACCTTTCATTTTCTGAATATCTTCACTAGTTACTTCTTGAAGTGTACTATCATCTGGATACTCATTAAGTTTATCATGAGGTTTTATACCTTCTAAAAATACAGCTTTTAATTCATCATAAAGACCTCTGTCTACATCTTTACCGTTACCTAATTTAGTAGTGCCATCAGCTGTGTCATCATCTTCTTCAGGTTTAGTTTCTCTTCTGTACTTACTAGTTAAACCGTCACTATATATTTCATCATATAGTTTTTCAGCAACCATTTCGTTTTTAAGATCATTTAATCCTTTAATAGTTGCTGGAATATCTTCTTCTTTTATACCTAACTCTAATAACAGGGATCTGTTTAAGCTAGTGTCGTTGTGTTTTGTTTCTAATAAATCAGCTACAATTTCTTTTTTCTTAACATCATCTGTTTCTTCATCTACAAATGTTACTAAAGTTTTTAGAAAAGAATTTTTAGATCCAGCTTTAGTAAGCATGTTAAACCTTTTAGGCGTTCCAAAATCAACACTATTATTAAATATATCAGTAATCATTGTTTCATCACTACCATCACCTTTAACAATATTGACATACTCTCTTACATCATTTCTTAAAAAATCTTCAGGTGTTATAGCAAAACCTTTAGAGTTTCTAGGCACGTTACCATCTGCATATTTTTGATTCATTCTAGTTGTATACTCACCTTTTAAACTCTCTAACACACCGTTTTCACCACTGTAAGCTTCATCATATCTAGCTTTAAGCTCTGGGTTATTATTACCTATATATGTTGCTAATAATTTTGAATCAACATTAATAAATTTTTTAGACTCATCCATGCCTGGGCGCCACTTTGGATTTTCTATTCTAATATTCATTTCAAAGTCATTAGTACCTACTTTATTAAATGAAAATTGTTTTTCTCCAGTTGAGTCAAACTTTTTAAATCCGTTTCTTGCTGCTTGAACAACTGCTGCAAACTCTAAATATGTATCAGAGCTTTTATTTAAACCACCTTTTTCATCTAAGTCATTTAACATGCCAAATAAAGAATTTAAAGGCTGTGCTGCAGCTGTAAAGTTTTGTGCAGCTAAATCTAAATCTGTTTTAGATCTTCTTTCTTGATCAAGATTTTTAGCAAATAAACCAAGTCTTTTAGCTCCACCAAGATCAACTCTTGTAGCTTCATCGTAAAATTGATTTACTGTTTTTAATATTTCAGCTTGTGTACCAGCTGCTAAGTCTTTTAAATTAGCAATATCTTGCTTCATTAAGTCAGATCTTACCTGAACATCTGATTCATATTCTTTTTGTTCTGCTTCTATTTTATCATAAAAGTCTTGTGCACCTTTATAAGCAGCTGTAAAAGCTTGTTGAAAGCTTCTGTTTATTAACGTGTAATCTTCTTTGAAAAATCTTGGATTTCTATAACTCATAATTATATTTGTTTAAACTCTACGTCTAGTTGTGAGTAATCTACTAAATCGAAACCATCTATATCTTTTTTAACAGCTGATTGTGGTATTTCATCAGACATTACACCTTGATAAGTTTTGTTTCCGTTTATGTATTTAAATGAATATATTTTTAAACCGCTAGGTGAAAGTCTTAAAAACTTAATATCTTTTTTAAGTCGTCTATCACTTCCAAAATATCCTGAAGCACCACTTCCAAATGAAGACGTATCGTAATCAAGGTCAAAATTAAAACCACTACTTGCTGAAGTTGATGTTCCTGATGCTCCGCTAAAACCACTCATGATAGTTGAGAAAGGATTTCCACCACCGCCACCAGATGAACCAGCACCTAAACCAAATGCCTTAGCTAATGATCCTTTACCGCCAGCTAAACCACCCAATGCAATACCACCTAAGCTACCTAATGCGCTAGCAAAACCAGCACGTGAAGCTTGTTGAGCACCTTCCATTTTCATTCTAGCTTGATCTAACAATGCTGCAGATCTATCTTCGTCTCTAAACTGTCTAGCTTCTCTCATTTGCTGTGTAAACGAAGTACCTCTAATTCTTAACGCATCGGCTTGCGCTCCTATTTGTGCTCTTGCTACTTCAGCTTTTTGTTGACCCTGAGCTCTAAGCATTTGACTTTGTATTTCTTGTTTTTCAATACTAGCACCAATATCTCTTTTGCTTCTTAATGCTGCTTGCGCTAAAGCAGTAGCTCCACCTGCACCAGCACCTGTGGCTCTAAGAGTATCTAGCGTGTTTGCTAAAGCAACATCAGCTTCTTCTGCTTGAAACTCAGCAGCCTGTGTAGCAACACCAATGTTTGCAAACGGATTTGTTATATCGCCAGATCTATCTTTAGCTAATGCACCAAGATCATTTAAACCTTGTCTCTGCGCTTTTAAATTATTGAAAGCTCGCTCAGCTTGTCTATATCTTTTCTGTGCTGCTCTAGCTCTTTTTTTAGCGCCGAAACCTTGTATTAAGCCACCTACTATATTAGTAGCAGCTCCTATTAAAGCCATGCTCATATTACTATAATTTTATTAGACAGTAACTTCACCATTAACTGAAAATAATTCAGCTTTTGGATCATTGGAACTTTCGTTAGGTTCCCAATACTGCATTGTTATGTTTGAAAAATATCCTTTTAAACCAGATGTTTGAAAGTGGCTATTGTCTTGATAAAAATCAACCGCCTTATTTCTTAATTCACTGTAATAAAAACTTTCTTTTTTAATAAAGCCTACAGTTTCACCTGTTCCTATTGTTGTACCTTCTTTAGGTATTTCGTATGCTGTGTTTAGGTCATCATAATTACCTGATGCTCCGTAAACAGCGTAACCACCTGTTGAAAAATTAGTCATACCCCAACCAGTAGTTCCCTCATAATCAAGGGTTAAAAATGTTTTGACTGATGATGGTTCCATGTTAAATAGAAGTTTAACATATGATGGATCGTTATATGTTGCATCATAAAAATTACCTCTTGCAACTGTTTCATCATGTTGTCTATATAAGTTTGATAAATGATATGTGTAGAACTCATTTTTTAAACTTACACCGTGTGTTGCTTTGTATGTGTAAAAACTAACCCAACCGCCAGCTCTTTCGTCAAATGCTAATGTGCCATAAGTTGTTATGTCACGAGTGAGAAATGCGTTAGATGCTTCTAAACCTCCATCAATACCTGTTCCCTCTAATGTTATAACATATTGTTTCTTTTGTTCATCAAACGCTCCATATATAGTATCACACACTTTTAGGTTATCTTTAAACCAGTCTTTCATACCAGCATCTGATATAGGAGTTATACCATCTGTTGATAATCTACATATAACGCCTCTTTGCTTATCTGCAAAGTATTTTCTGTTACCAAAGTATGCAAAACTTTCAGGGTTTTTACCAATACCATATTTACCAGCGTAAGGCGTTATTTGACCTATAACATTAGCGCCTGATGCTGTTATTGGTTGTCCTTCAGCTGTAAATATAGCGTCTTTATCTATTAAAGCTCTATTAACTTTATTTTCTTGAAATATATTTAAGTTGGTGTCTTCTGCGTGTAGTTTTTGTATACTACCATTATTAATATCAACAGCTCTTGTTATTACTTGACCTGATGGAAATTGATTTAACTCATTAACACTAGTCCTAGCATTGTATATACCACTATATATCATTGCGTTTTCTCTTACTCTACCTTTATATTCTTCATCTGTTATAAAAGCTCTTGCACCAATATCCATTTGAATACCATTATACTCACCTTTTATTCTATTCTCTTCAATATGATAAACACCAGGTGCTTCTGACGATCCGCTTCTACCACCTTGTATTATTATGGCGTTTGAAAATGCTAATTCTATTACTGCTCCCATATTTTAATTTTATGCTATTGGACAATTATATGTACTTGCTGATATAACTCCAGAGCTTGAAGTTGCATGTCTAGGATTTAAACCAGACACTGTAAATGTTCCTGCTGCTACTGGATTATTTAATAATTTATCTGTATGTACTATGTTACCAGCGTTTACACCACCACTTTGACTAGGATCTGCTCCACCACCACCACCAGTGGAAGATTTAACATAATAAGTTGTAGCTGGTTGACTGTATTTTATAGTACACACATCATTCATAGCTCCAGCTAAATAATGACCGTCTATAGCTACAGAAACTCTTGGAAATATTGTAAATGTTGTAGCGCTCACACCAGTTGGTGATGTTAAACCGCCGTTATCCGTAAATACTACATTTATTGCTTTTCCTGATATATTATCACTGCCAAAGAACCCACTAAAAGTAAATGTGTTATTTGTTCTTATTGAAAAAGTACCGTCTGTTAAAGATGGATTAATATCAAACATACTAGCGTTTGTTCCACTTAACGCGGCTGTCATACCTGTTTTATTTAACGCTGAGTTTGCAGATCCATTAACAGCTGTTATATTACCTACTTGATAACCTTTTCCACCACTACCGTAATTACTATGATTATCTATAAATCCATTAGCGTTGGTACCAACAGGATTACTATTTGCTACACTAACTGTTATTGTTTGTAGCGAAGAAGCATTATTACTTTGTGTTGCTCTTAACAAAATAGTATAATCATCAGAACCATCATTACTAAAAGCAAATTGATGTCCTACTTTTAACATAAATCTAGGATCAATATTACCTGATGCTCCAGCTTGTTCGTTAGTTATAGCTACTATATTATGACTAGAATCTACTTGAACAACACACTGTCTTTGATTAGTAATGTTTGTTGAGTGATTATCATAAAACCATATTTTATAAAAACCAGCGCCAGTGTTTGCTATTGATGTTATAGCGCTTGCTTCGTTTTCAAGATTAGTACCTACTGATGACAAAGCTAAAAGCTCTGTATATTTAAATCTAACTAATGTTCCAGTGCTTGTTAAATCAACAGCATTAGCAGCGCTTGCTGTAGACTGTTTAGCAGAGTGTTTAACTACTGTAATATCATCTTCTTCATCAATTTCAAACTTACCTAAATCAGCACCATCAGTTTCATCATTATTTGTAACAGACATTAATTGAAAGTTTGATATAGTATAACCTTGATTTGTTGGATCATCTACAGTCGCTGTTAATTCACCAATTTGTTTTTCTAATTTACTATTATTTGTATAATCAAAACTTTCTGGAAAATCAGCTGTTAAAGCTGCTGAGTAACTTTCTCTTTCAGTTGTATTTGTTATTCTTATGTTAGTTGGTCCAGAAGAAGCTACTTCACATTGATCATTTAAATCTTGCACAGTGCCACATGTTGCTGTTTCATAGTATATATCTAAATTTGATTGAAAAGGTTTTGTTTCAAAAACAGTTAAACCTTTGTCTTTAGCTCTTGGGTAACCAAATGGTCTATCATTTAATGGATCATCTGTTGTAACTATAAGATCACTTGCTTGAGTAAACTCACCAATTACGTTTACTATTTCATTTCTTAAGTTTGGTATTTCAGCTACTGTTGGATTTTTCTCTGCATCATGTAAAAAGTCGTATACTCTTTCTCTATCTGGTAAACCTCTAGCTTCACGCATACCGTTAGTAAAAGGTCCGTTTTTAGCATTAGATATGCTAAATAAACCTTGTGACTTAGCATCACCAATACTTATAACATCAATGTACTCTTGACCATCAACACCCATTTTAGAATCAAAATGATTACTTGCGTTTGCATTATTTATTTGTACAACTTTAGGATATAGCTGTACTTCTGAACCAGCAACACCATCTTTAAACTCGTCAATATCTATAACAGATCTAGGTACTTTATTTATATTATCACCATGCAGTGTAAACCACGATCTTGATTTTGAAGTTTCGTTATATTGACCAGCGATTACTTGATCTTGATCATCATTATCACCGTTTGGATTTGTTGTTACAGTTTTACCAGCTGTAACCGACCAGTTGTTCATTGGGTGCTGAGTGTAAACATTGTAATATTCTTGCTCTGTTTGCTTAATTACAACTTTCCATGCAAACCAACCATTTGGATTATTTTCATGTTGATGTGTGCTATTGCCTGGTACTATTCTAGAGTCTTGAAAATCCACATTTAAAGCTTTACCATATGTTTTAAATGTATTTTCCCAGCTACCACCTGTATTAGCGTTATATGGATCTGTTTCAGCTATTACTGTATGTGTATCAGATAAATCATCAGTTTTATAAGTTGATGGTATTACTGGTGACATTCTGCCAAAAACATCCATTAATACTACACCTGCTTGATAGGTTCTTCTTTGTTTTACTGTATGAAATATATGTGTTTGTGTGTTGTAATAAAAATGACCACTTGTAACTCCTTTTTCTACATTACCTTTGTTATCGCTTGATAAAAAGAAGCTTATACCTTTATTACCAGCTTCATCATTAGGTATATCATAACCTGATGTTATATTTCCATAAACTACTCTATTACCAACTATTTCTTGAGCTTTTGCTCTAACCGGAACATCGTCAGAAACCCTTATTAATTGTTTTTCTGGTAAAACTTTAAATGGTTCTTTTGCTTTATATGTATACTCTATAGCTTGTCTATAACGAGGTTCTCCTGGCTTTGGTGTTACTGTGTATACACTAAAAGGTTTAGGATCTTCGTTTTTAGCAGCATCAATATTTATAGTATCTACAAGTTTAACAGATATACCATTTGATTCTTTTAATAATATTTCTATATCTTTTATTCTAAGACCTTTGTCGTTTTCATAAACTGTAGTAACTTTAGCGCTATTTGTTTGATGTTCTGTAAAAAGAAAATCTGTATCTATAGTTGGTAAAGGTATACGCATGATAACTTTGTCATAAGCGTTTTGCATTATAGGAAGAATACCTGTTTCAACAACATTTTGTGAAGATATATTTACTTTAGGCTCGTTTGTAGTTGCGTTTTGAGCTGTGTCAGGAGAAAATTTAAGCACACCAGCATTTAAAGGTTTAAATACAGGTTGTGTAAATGGTGATATTACAGAATACGTACCGTCTTTATATTTATATCTATATGCAAATCTAATAAATCTTTCTTGCATATAATCAGACTTAACACCTATATTAGAATTTGGATTAGATGTAATTAATGTTTGACCATCAGCTGTATTAGGATAAGCAGTTAATGTTATCGTAGCGTTACCACCACCTCCTGTTATTGTTATTACGTCACCTACACTATAACCATAACCTATATCATCATCTGATATTGTAACTGTTGTTACAGCGCCAGCGTTAACAGCTGTTATGTTTACCTTTAAACCAGTACCAGTTCCACCCGTAGTCGCAATATCGTTAGCCACAGAATAACCACTACCACCTACTAAAGTATTAAATGCGACAGCTATAGTGTTTGGCTTGTTTAACATTGGCGCTAAATATGGTGCTACTTTTGCAACTGATATTTTTTCTTCTTGCGCGTCTACATAGTAACTTGTATTATTTCTAGCTAAGTCTATATCTATAACCCTTGGTGAGTTGTAGTTGTCTGTAAAATATAAATAATTACCTATAGTATTTACACCTGTTATAGGGTGTGTTTTTGTAAAGTTTAAATACAAACCTGAAGCTAAAACTTCTTCATTGTTGTTACCTTCTTTCATAACAACTTTCATTCTTCCTTTAGTTTGGTTTAACGCCGCTCTATGCATTGTGTGTATGTCAGCGTTTGGAGTAGCGCTTGTGTAGGTAGTTATAAACCAAAATATTCTATCATTAGAAACATCTACATAAGAACCTATTGTAGCCATTTCAAAGTTTCCACCCACATCTGTAGTTTCTTGAGTTGTAAGTTTTTTATTACCTCTAATGTTTTCAATAGCACCAACATCTGAATCTTCACTTGTAGCTATAGATATATTTTGAGCTTCTCTGTATTCACCACCTGGAACAAGTCTTTCGTCCAGGTCTTTATTCATACGAGCTTTAGTAAAAATATTTTTTATCTTCGGCATGTATTAGTGTTTAATTTGTTTTGACTTACCTCTCATTACGTTTGTAAGTTCTTTTATATTTATATTAGTTAATCTAAGTTTAGCGTTACGCATCGCAGCTCTTCTTTCTTTTCTATATCTTGCGACTATATATTCAGGTATATTAGTTCTTGTTGAAAGCATACCAAATAAAACATATTTATATAAAGCATCCTCTGCCATTTTATGTACTTTCATTTCACCATCAGTTGCTAAACCATCTGATACGTATTTTATTGTTATAGTTCTACCGCTCATTGATGAGTCAAAACCAAACTGTCCACCAACTTCATCAATTGTAAAAACTCCATTTAAGTTAGCAAGTTCTGGCTCTGCTCCATATCTATTTGAAAACGATGCTAGTCTATTAGCTATATAATGTGTATATAAAAAGTAATCATCATTAGTTACTGTTCCATCAAACAAATCTTGATTAAAGTTTGAGTTAAATCTATCAACAGTTATACCAGGCGTTATATTTAATACGCCTTCATTTTCATCAAATAAATAGTTACCATCACCATCCTGAGCTATAGACTCTGATGGTCTTGATGTAAATCTTGCAGGAAAAACTGGATGTTCAATACCAGCTGTATCAACCCAATGTATGCCAATATAACTTACATAATCTTGTGGCATAGGTACTTTTAACGATGGTGGAACATCAACTTCTTGTATCTTTTCTAATCTTGATATATCATAACTAAACTCTTGTATACCTCTTTTTATATGAAATAAAACTTCAGATCTGTTAGCGTGAGGTATAAGTTTACCATTACCAACATAAGCTATTATAAAATTATTAACTATATCTTTTAATTTTATATATCTGTAATCGCCTAGCTCTCTATCAATTAGTTTAACTAATACTTTAGCACCAGCTGCTTGACCAGATGTAAATGTTATTTTACCAGCATTACCACCTGTTGGGCCAGCATAAGCATAGGTACTAGGATTTACTTCAGTACCATCTACAAATACTATAAAATCAGTTATTAAAGCTGGTAAGCTAGCAACCGTTAATACAAACTCAGTTTGACTTGCTGTTGCTGTAAATTCCTGACTACTATTGTAATACTGTTTTGCTGTTGTTGTTCCTAATAATCCCATTATTGTTGTTGTTTAGCCATTTGAGCACCTTGATTTAATGATACAGCTTGCTGAACCACATTAGGATCTTTAATTATAAATCCTGTATAAGCTAAGATGCTTATTATTAATTCTGTTTCTTGTGATGGATGTAATACAAAATCTGTTGATCCTTGAGTATTTGTTTGATTTGTATATGCTGTGCTGTCATATGTTTGAGTACCATATGTAGAGTTTGTAGTATAACCCCATCTAGGATCTGCTGGTGTTTTTATGTATTTAATTCTTAAATTACCTAATGTCCAACTTTGATCAGTAAAAGCAGGTTCTACAATAATATCTGCAGCTCTCTGATAGTATACAGGAAAATCTTTAGTTGGTTTTGTTAATGGTGAAGACTTTAAGTAAGGTAATCTATTTTTATCTATTTTTTCTACTTCAATAGTTTCATCTGTTATTGTTAGGTCAATAGTTTTATACAAATCTGTTGGTAGAGTACCAACACCATTTGTTAATGTAATATCAGCTTGGGCATAAAACGGATCTATTTGCTCTTGTATCTTTGTAGGTATATCAGCTAAAGCATCATTTACTCTACCAGCTTTTTCAATATTTAAAAATCTATTGTAGTCGTAAAATAATTTATCTAGTAACTCTAGTTGCGCTTGTCTTGCTAAATTATTATACTCAGATGGTGTTAAATAACCTCTTTGTTCTTTGTTTAATATCGACAAGACTGATTTATATACCTTGTTTATGTTTATTGCCATAATTTCTTTTTTATAGTAAGTGGTCACCTATAGAGATGACCACCTCTATAAATGATTTTTATTTTAGTTTTTTCTCAACTAATTTGTAAACTTCAATACCTTCATCTGTTTTAAACCAAGCGGCTAAAGCAGAGTATGGATTTTCATCAAACGGTATATCAAATAATTTTCTATCATTATTTGCCCACTTGAAAGATCTATTGTCAGAAGATAATTTAATTATATTCTTTTCAACAGCTCTAATACCCATATTTCTAATATTGATATTTTCATCAGTAGCGAGTTCTAAGAACAATTCTGGATTATTTCTAGCAAATACCATTGCGTCACGTTTAAGTTCCTTAGAAGTCATCTTATTGACTGCATTACCGATCTCTGTTCTTACAATAGCTTCGATTCTATCAATATCTAAAGTTTTAGCAGCGTTCATAGCTTCTAATTGTAACTCTAATACATCAATTTCTTCTTCTGCTACTTGATCAGCATTAAATTCTATAAACGTTTTACCAGCTTCTGGGTGGTATAATGATAGAAATTTTTGTAATGTTGTTTGTTCTTTTTCTACAAACAGCTGTCCGTTTCTAAATACAATATGACCTAATCTTTGAGGTCCTTTCATTTCGTCAACGAATACTGTGTTTTGATTTCTACAATATTTTATCTCTCTTTCGTATCCTACGCTTTCGTCAAAATAAAATAATTGTCTAGATCTTAATATATAAACAGGAGGTACTGCTTGTAAGTTTAATTCATACAACCTGTCTTTTACTATCCAACTTGTTTTAGCTGGAACAGCTTCAGCATTAGTTACAACTGGAGCTTTTTCTTTTGTTTTTGTTTTTTTCATGATATAATATAATAAAAATTAATAAAAATAAAGGGCTAGGCGCCGAAGCGCCTAACTCTTTAATATTAATATTACTTAAGTAATATAAAGTTGTTAGCAGCTTGTACTACTAAACATCTTTCAGATAGATAGTGAATCTCCATCTTATCAATGCTTGAACTAGTTGGTCCACCAACTGATCCAGTCACCCAAGACTTTAATTTTCTATCATCTGCT